ACTGACATCAATTCAGGAAGGCTAGATTCTATTCCGTTCTTGATGAACTGCTCAATGTCTGCATACTCTCCTAAACTAATACTATCCAAGTCAGGGTGGAATCCGTACTCAACATCATTAATCTCTATTATCCTTTTTAGCTTTGTATCTTGCTTTGCTTGAAGTTCTCCTACCTTACTCATTATAACTGCAACATCTGATAAGGCTAGTTCCTTTACTAACTTCTTAGGAATGTCTGATAGTGCTGCTATTGTTTCTGTAGCTTCTTCTGTCTTTGTACCTGTTTCAAAGTCAATTAGTTTAAGCCAGGTAGACAAATTAACATCTGACCAACTATTAATTAGCTTGAACTCTTTTACTTTGCCCTCTTTTTTAATTTTAACTTTCATACAATATATAATAGAAATTAGTTGATTTTAGTTTACTGAACGAAATACCTACCTGCGTTTGGATTGTCTAGGTGATAGATTACATTATATCTTATTCCGTCTATTGCGTGATTATAGTTATCTACATAGAGCTTAGAACCTTTATCTGCATAGACATAGTTGTTTAACTCTTTAGCTATGTTCGTTGATTCAGGACTTACAATAAGTTGATAGTCTTGCATCCTAGTTATACCACTTTCAATAGTTCCTTTCTTAACTGCTTTAATGTTTACTCCTAAATGCTTTAAGTCTGCTATTAGTCTAGGCTCTGCTGAATCTGCTATGATTAATTTACTATCTACTTTGTCTAATATTATCTGAGCAAGCTCTTGACTCTTTAATCCATTACGATAAAGGTGTTCTTTTAAGTATATCTTCTTATGCTTCTTATCTATTGCTACTTCAGTTAATGAGTCAGGGTCTATTGAGAACCCAAAGTCCATTCCACAAGAAGTCTGTAAGTTATCAGGATTAAATTCACCTATACTCCAATTTTCGAAGACAACCCCCTCGGCTTTTGCTAACCATCCCCCAAGAATCTTATGCTGATACTTTTTAAAGTTATTATGCCTTATGCTCTTAATACGCTCTAGGAAGCTCTCAGAGAGATTTGTTTCATTATCTAGGTATGTACTATGGATATAGCATACATTGTCTTTAACGCCATTAAAACCACCTTCAATGCCTTTGTCTTCAAAGAACCTCTTGTATATCCAATGTTCCTTAGTTACAGGATTTAAAACTAATATGATTCTATTCTGTACTTTCTTTTCTCTTATACTTAAGTCTATTGTATCAAAGATGTTTTCGTCTACAAGTTCTTCAGCTTCATCAAGTACCCAAGTGCTTATACCTTGTAATGACTTTAGACTAGCAGTCTGATTACCTGCTGATGTCTTTATCCCTCTAAATAGAATGTCTGATTTGTTTCCTAAGTTTATTACCTCTGCTTTGTTTACGCTAAAGGTATTTTCATATCCTAAGAGTCCTATCTTTTCTAAGAACTCAGGAATGATTGATAAGTGTGCTGATGTCATTGTATAACGTGTGAATAGGACTCTAACATTCCTAGACATAGTTAAGAGCGTTAGAAAAACTGTAACTGCAAAAGACTTTCCAGAACCCCTACCTCCTGTTATAATAAAGTATCTAGCATCTGATGTAAATAGTGCATTATATTTTTCGCTAAGATTCAGAGCTTATAAAGTTTATTAAAGGTACATTAAGACTTTCATCATTAGTAGTTACATCTACTCTTTGCTGAGGTTTGCCGTAAAAGTATTCAAAGTATAACTTAACCGCCCATTGTTGCTTTTGCTTTATGCCTTCTTGTAAAGCTTCAAGTGCTATTCCACTCATTGGTGTTAAGTGTTCTATTAGCTTTTGTTCTTCACCTTTACCTTTACGTCCTGCTCCTTCTCTTTTTCCTCCATGTTCCATTTTGAAATAATTTGATTAATCAAGTTGTTATATAATAGAAATTACTCGTATTCATTTGGCAGCATTAGTCTTATGCCTAAGTCAGTTATAGCCCATACTCTTATTTGCTCTGTATATACTTCAAAGGCTTTAGTATTTAAAGCAGTTGTACTACCTATTTTATTTAATGCTATTTGATTATCGTTAATACTTATCATTTCATATTCAGATAAGAACTTAGCTCTTAGTACGTCATGCATTTCATCAGGAAAATATCCTAGTTCTTCTGCTAGTCCTTGAACTATACATTTCCAATAGTAACTATTTTGCATATTGCTACGAGTGTTTCTTTGTTTCTTTACGCTAACAATGTAATCGTTATCTAATTCCTTTAGGTAACTGAAAAGGCTTTGCTTATCTCTACTGTCCTTTATTACAAACTTCATTAGTCAAAGGATTCATTGATTCCTCTTTCGCCTATTAGCTTTTCTTTTGCTCCTGCCCATAAGTTATCCCTTCTCTTACTTAGGCTAGGTTCTGTCCTTTGTAGTGATGGGATTCCTTCTGTTGGTTCGCTATCCATATACAGTCCACATTCACACTCTGCTTCCTTTGCTTCCCAATTTCCATCTCTAAAAACTATTGTAACTTTAGCTAGTTCTCTAGTGTTTCCACATTCGCAAGTATATAGTGTCATATTAAAATAATTCTTCTTGATTAATAACTTCCCTTCTTACAATACCTAACATAGTTTCAAAGATTGTTTTACCTACTTCATAGTCTACCAGGTTTCGTAATATCTTATCTTTGCGTTGTTTTCCTTTATAGCTTTTTAATTCTATATTATGAAACAATTCTAATTTTTTTAATTCATTATTTGTCTGACATAAACCAGTAAAATGTCTTGAATTTAAAGTATTAGGTAGATTAAAATTTGACCAATATAAATGTCTATCTTTTTCTTTTGCTTCAATCAAAGGTTTGTAATAAGGTATTACATTTTCAACCACATACTTACCCTTACAATGATGTTGTAAAAATATTATTTCTTGATATAATTTCATATCTGGGTATGTTGGGTTTTTACCATTAGCACCAAATCCCCAATATCTTGCTCTGCTATGTGTTGGGCAAGGAGGTGAACTCCAAATAAAGTCGTATTCTTTATAATGGTCTAATAAGTATTGATGTGCATCAGCTATGATTACAGTGTCATTAGGAAATCTTTCTTGATATAATCTGGCTAATTCAGGGTCTAGTTCAATAGCAGTTACTTCTATATCTTCTTTTACTTCATTCCACTTATATCGGTTCCCACCAAGACAAGCGTATAAGTTTAATATTTTCACCCTTTTAGTTTATCAAGTTCAAACTCTAAATGATTAATTGCTTTCTGTATGCACTCAATTGGGCTTTTATGCTTTCGATTTGCTCTTAGTAGATAAGTGCAAGCAGTCCCTACATTATAAGATAAATCAAAATCTTCAATAACTTTACGAGCTTCAATCTTGTAACGACTTCCTATATAGTAACTAGGTATTCTATTGTCTTTCATTTAGCCTATCATTTTCAAGTCCTCCTGTTCTTGTAACTACTTTATCTTTTACATTTATCTTAGTTTCTACTTTCTCCATATTCCAAAGTAGCTTTTCTTTTGTTCTGTTCTTTACTCTTGTTTCTATTATACTCATAAGTATAACTACGAAAAAAAATATTGCTGTAAAGATTCCTATTAATGTAAATATCATCATTTTGTTAAAAGTTTAAGTAATTGACTGCTAGTATAAATTCTATCATCTCCATCATAGTTTTCATATATACAGGTAAAGTTGTCATCTTTCCAAGTCCACAAAGCCCTGACATTCTTTTTGATATTATCTTTTAATATCCATTTAATTGTTTTGTATGTTCTTTTTTCTTCCATAGTTTAATATCCAAATTCTTTGCAGCGTTCATCTTGCTCTGTTAATTATATTTCTTTTAGTTCTTCTTTTATCATAATTCTAATGCCCTTATTAGTGAGTGGGTCTTTACTCTGTTTATTTTAATATTAATTTAATCTTTTGCCAAAATGTCATTTGTCTATAATCCCAATAGAAATTAATCGCTTGTGGTACTCCACTTTGGAAACAATGGATTTTAGTTGCCGCCTCTTCATAATGTTGTAAAGCATCTTTTCTTAAATCTTCTAATGGTGTTTGGTAAGTACGTTCTTTCATAATTCTATTCGCCCATTTTAGTGAGAGGGTCTTTACTCTTTATTTTAAATTTTCTTTATTTCTTTATAAAAGTTGGCTGAATCTTCTAAATCCTTTTTAATTTTTTCTTTTAAATACTTCCCCTCTTTTATGATAACAATAGCAAATAAAATTACTAATAATATTTGAACTGTTATGTATGATTTTATCACTATATCCATAATCTATCGCCTGTATTAGTTGAGAGGACTTTACTCTTTTAATTCTCTTTTAAAATAATACCAATAAGTTTCTGTTATTAGATTAGTTTCTTGTATTTTAATAACTCCTGTCATTTGCCATCCATCATTACCCATCATATTTAATTGTTCTTCAGTTGCATTTGAAGGGTAAAACTTTTCTATTGCGTATTCATATTTCATATCTATTCGCCTATATTAGTGAGAAGGACTTTACTCTTTGTTAATCTTATTCATATCAATTGCTAATCCTTTTGGTATTAATCCGAATACATCAAAGTGGTATTGTAATAATAATTTATAAAAAGCTAATGATATTTCTTCATTAATTATTGCTTGGTAACAATCTTTTTCCGAATTATAAAAACTCCAAGCCAACATATTGCCATCAAACCCTTTTAATTGCTTTGATAAATCAGATAAAGGTCTTAGTATTGGTTCGTATGTAGAGTAATCGCAATAATTATCATCTAAATGACGTCCTACCATAGTTTCTACTTTATAAACCAATTCAGATTTAGGATTATCTTTATTACACCTTTTCCATTGCAAATCATAAGGCAAATAAGGCGCTAAGTATTCTATTTTCATTTTCATAATCTATTCGCCTATATTAGTGAGCAGGGCTTTTCTCTTTGTTATTTAAATTATATATTTCGTTTGCTTTTTCTATTGCTCCAATTCTTGCGTGCGTTCTGGATTCATATTCGTTGAATAATGGAGAATCATCTGATGGTCTTAAAAACAAAGAATTTATTACGCATCCCTTTAGTATATGGAATCCTATTCTAAAACTTTTAACTCCATTTCCCCAATTTGGTATTTCGGTTACATAAATATCCACACTATCAAAGAAGTCTACATACACTCCGTATTGCATTGATGGAGTTATAAAACTATCTATATTATCTATTTCATTTAAAAACTTTAGTCTGTCTGAAAATTTAACCTTCAAAACATTAGCCAAATATCTCCAAAAATCTACTTTACATTTTCCTGTTAAATTCATATCTTTATTTATTTAGTGAGAAGGTTTTTACTCTGTTAGTTTAAATTCTTGATAGTCAGTAATTATAATACCACTATCTGCATTTAAACCTTCATACCAGTCTTTCTTATCAGAGTACCATTGTATAAATTCTTTTAATTCATTAATAAATATTTTCTCTTTAGTTTCTTTATCTAATATTCTCCACGTTACTATAACCAATGGAGTCCAAATATAACCCTTAATATAAATTCGTTTATAGATTCTTCTTAGCCTACCTCCTGACGCTCCGTTGTTCCAATTTTTAAAATTTAATGTAATTGTTTTCATAATTCTATTTCGCCTATAATTAGTGAGAGGGACTTTACTCTGTTAATTTTTTAATTCTATCTGATATTATTTTCTCAATTTCTTTTTCAGCTTCCTTCCTTAATTTCTTCTTCTTCTTTCTTGGGGAATTAGTGTAATTCGTTGGAATTAAACGACCCATTATGTCTATTGGTATTGTTATCTTCATTCTATTTTGTCTTTTAAAGTCGTGAATAAACAAGACATATTATATGCAATTACATTCTTTTGTTTACTTTTCACCTTATTATATTTACTTACATATACTTATTGTATTGGGGAGGAAACCACTTCCCCCCCTTTACTACACAGGTCTGAAAAATTAAA